CATTGAGGAGCTACAACCGTAGTTGCACTATTTGATAAGTACTGATTGTTATTACCTGCATTTTGAAACTTCGTATAACCTGTACCATTACTTGTATCAGTTAATCTAAAACTATTAGCATCTATTAAATCTATGTATAACTTTTCACCATTATCTACATCGTTTTCAGGAGCTTGTCCAGACATGTTGAGTTTTATTCCAATAGATCCACCATCGAAATAATAAACTTCTTCATTATCAGTAAACCCATGGTTATTGATATTAACTACTCCAGTACTTTGAGTAAGAGAGCCGATAGGCATTGATGTGATTTCGTTTCCTGGTACGATGTTACTTGCACCATCTAATTGAGTTAATAGAAATGTACCACCAGCTGATCTTATTAATACTAAAGGCATAGTGCCTGCATCAAATTCAATATTGGTTCCTGGTTTTGCACATTCCTCCCATACTCCTTCACCATCTCTATTGTTATGTCCAAAGAATTTAACGTAGTAGTCATCTTCCTCAGCTTCACTGTTAGATACTTTAACGACATAACCATGTTTACATACGTTAGGTAAGTCAGCTATATCTTTAATTGAATCAGTTAATACATTTAGTAATTCTCCTACAGGTGTAGATATATTGAATGATCCTTGAGCTGTTGGACGACTAATATAAAGACCATTACCTATTTGCTTACAATGATAATCATTACCTTCATCATCTTTCCATTGATAAAGTGTGTTAGTACCTCCATTACTACTTCCTAATATATCTGTCCTAATAGCACCCATAATGCTTTCAGCTGTTACAACTGATTTAGCATCAAATGAAGTAGGTATAGGTCGTATTAAACCAAGGTTGGCTTGGACTTTAGCAGTACTAATATTATCAATTGTTACTTGTACACTACATTCTTTAAAACCAACTTCAATGACTTGTCCTTGTGTCCAACCTTCTCCACCATGTAGTAGATCTACGACGATTTGATGACGTCCAAAATATGTAGGTTGATCGGTTCTTTCATGTGGTACAGCTTGACCTGTTACTGTTACACGGAAGTATAAGTTTTTTTTAGTATTAGTACTACTATTTACTCCAGCAACAAGCTCAGTTGCTGTAAATGTAGTAGCTAAAGTCCCTCCTTGAACATCATATTTCTTTAATGTAGCAAGAGTCGTTTGTGCTCCACCTTCTTTAAAAGCTAATCTTAATTTATCTGTGTAACTTCGAGTATCAGTTATATCATTTTTTGTTGCAGCATTTCCAATTGTAAATTTTAACTTGTGATAATCAGCATGTGCTCTTAAACCTTCAGCTATTTTATATGCTCCATAGACTCCACCGGGTTCAGTAGAAGTAACATTAGTAAATGCTTGTCCGATAGTAGTTGTACCATCACTTATTTCATACCAACCATTACCACTGAGACTTGATAAATCTATTTCTTGTACTTCTGGAATACCATTAATATTATATATTTTTGTACCTACATTAGGTAACATTGGATCTATGCCAACATTAATTAATTCAGCTGATAGCCTGGTAGCTGTACTGACATTAGTTGGACTTGTAGTATCAAATAAATTAACTGCATATTGACTAGCATAAGCTACTTTCTTTAACTCTATAAAAGCCTCTGGAGGTCTAGCAGCTTCTGTAGTAGAAGACATACTAGTAGTCTTAGTACGATTAGTTAGATAGGTATAATCATTTAGAGTTAAAGTTTGGATATCTTGATCAGCAGTATGTGTTAAATAAGTAGCCATAGCAGAGCTATCTACACTGGAAACAACATCTACAGGACTACCATCACTACATTTCCACATATTGACATCACCTGTTCTACTGATCTGACCTAAGTATTGTTCAGTCTCATCTCTGTAGTAGTGAAACCATTTACCTTGATCTTGAGAATCTGTAGCTGCACCTGCTGCATCTAATTGTTTAATAAATCTAGTTCCTGGTCTTTTAGTTAAACCTTCTGTGATATCTGGAAATACATTTGTGGCTACATTCAGTTGACCAGGTACTTTTATTTCGTCTGGTTGTTGAGAAATACCAGCCGTATAAGACGGTATTGTTTGTGTTATATTTGCCATTATCTACTAAGTACAGAAAACGGTGTATAAGGTCTATATCCAGATCCATGTGGAATACCAAAGAAGGAATGATCTCCTTTGTCACAATCGTACTCAATACATGAAGCTCTAGATTTAGCTTCGTCTTGTTGTAATAATTGTACTAGTTGTGGGTTAGATACTAGTTGTGTAGCTGCTCTTACAGCTGCTCTATAGGTTATGTATCTTTGAAATACATTTGGCAGATCAGTAAAAGCATATAGAGTTACTATATCTACATATATATCTCCTTCAAATTCATCAGTGTGATATACGGTATCATATAACCGACCATTTCTAGTTACAACGTCTGTTGTTTTAGAAATTAATCCATCATGGATATCATACCTAAGAGTATTAACAGGTAATGTTATATGTTTATTAGCGTCTGGACTCATTTTTACATGATTCTCAGTATTAAAATGCCAGCCTTCATTCTGTACATCCTTATTTACTTCATTGAGGATATTATATATAAATGATATTTCTGGGTTAGTAAAGTTAAGGGTGGTTATTGGTGACTGACCGATGGCTCCCAGTATAGAATTGACTGCGGATAATTCGGTATCGAGTTCAGTTGTTGTGGTAGCCATGAAAAAT